ACCTCTTTGATCACCAACCTACCCACCATTATCATCGAAATTGTGAAGGCAATTCCGCAGATTATCACAGGCATCGTCAGTGCCTTGGGCAAGGGTGTATCCCAGATGGCAGAGGTCGGTGTCAACTTGGTCAAGGGCTTGTGGCAGGGCATCCAGTCCCTTGCTTCTTGGCTGTGGGATAAGGTCTCCGGATGGATTTCCTCTATCTGGGACGGTATTTGCGATTTCTTTGGAATTGCGTCCCCCTCGAAAGAGATGGGCTGGATTGGCGAAATGCTGGTGGACGGTCTTGCCGGCTCCATTAAAACCAATGGTAAGGACGCCGTAAAGGCTGCCGAAGGCATGAGTGCTGACATTACCGATGTTATACACGGGCTTGCAGAGGATATGGAGACAGCACTGCCTACCGATTTTACTGTTGACGGCAACATCGGTGCTACTGTAAAGGGTGCGGCAAGTGGCGTCACAGCCCCCAGCGGACTACAGCTTGTGCTGAACATTGCCACCTTCAACAACTACACAAACGAGGATATTCAGCAGCTGACCAACGAGGTTATGGTCACTGCCGGACAGTTCGCAAAGCGGAAAGGAGTGGTGTTTGCGTGAATTATTTTGAATATAACGGCATCAGTTCTTTGGAAATGGGTCTGCGTATTGAGAGTAAAAACGTCTTTTCTGCTCCGGAGTACGAGGTGGACTTTCTCTCCATCCCGGGCAGAGATGGTGAGCTAATCGCCGGCCCGGGAAGGTATCCCAATGTGCAGGTAACCTATTCTGTGTTTCTGCCTGCCAAATCTACGCAGGAGCTGGCAGAGAAAATTACGGCTGTGAAGGAATGGCTGTACGATGAGCCGGATCGGTATCACGAACTGATAGACACCTACGATGCAGAGTTTTACCGGGAAGCGGTATACGCTGGGAAACTGGATATCGAGGACGAGCTGAACCGCATTGGTGTATTTACCATCAGCTTCTCCTGCAAGCCTTTCCGACATAGCCTGTCGGGAGCTAGATTTCACAGCATCACTGCTTCTGGCACTGTGCTGACGAACCCCTACATTACCGCAAGCAAGCCCTACATCAAAATCTACGGCTCCGGGCAAATCACCCTCACCATTCAAAGTGCAAGCAAGAACAGCACTTGGAATTTTCTTGACGTGGACACCTATATCGAAGTGGATTCTGAACTGATGAATTTCTACCGGGGTACAGAATTGCAGAACGATATGGTGGTTGGGGATGGTTTCCCCAACCTTGCCCGGGGCCGAAACACAATCTCTTTCACAGGAAACGTGTCAAGAATTGACATCCTGCCAAGGTGGGTGACCTTATGATCCCCGTACTGTTTCGTGCCAATTCGACAAATTTCGATACTTATGGCATCGGCGTTCTCCGGGACTGTACTCTCTGTGAGGTTACCGAGGAACGCAATGGTGCCTATGAGTGTCAATTCAAGTATCCTGTAACCGGTAGTTTGTATAAGGAAATCGTAAAGGAACGCCTGGTCAAAGCAAAGCCGAATGATACGGCAGCTGACCAGGTGTTCCGCATTTATCGCATTTCCACTCCCATCAACGGGCAGATAACGGTGTATGCCCAGCACATCAGCTACGATCTGTCCGGCATCGCTGCACTGCAATTTGAAAGTGAATCCATTTCTCCTGCTTTGGCAATGGAGCATATCTTTCAGAACACAGCAACGCCCCATAACTTCACTTGTCAAACGGACTATTCTGCCCCCAAGGCGTTCTCTGTGAGCAAGCCCCAAAGTGTCCGCGCCTGCCTTGGTGGTGTGGCCGGCTCCTTTTTGGATTTGTGGGGTGGAGAATATGAGTGGGACAACTTCAAAGTAATCCATCACCAAGGCCGTGGACAGCATACCGGTGTGGTCATTGAATACGGTAAGAACCTAACCGCCATGGAACACGATGATGACAACTCTGGGGCGTACACGGATTTGCTCCCTTACGCAGTCCTCACAGCAGAGGATGGTACGGAGATAGCCGTCACCTTGCCAGAAGTGCTGATCCCCATTGCGGATACCACCTTGGTGCAGAGAAAGACACTCATTAAGGATTTCACAGACCAGTTTGGGCAAGAGACTCCGGTAACCATTGATGGGCTCCGGGCATACGCCAATAACTATCTGCGGAATAACCCCTTGGGTACAGCGATCCCTACACTGACAGTTTCCTTTGAACCTCTGTGGAAACAGCCGGAATATGCTGCGGTATTGGAGCGAGTGTCCCTATGCGACACCGTTACCATCCGCCACAGCTTCTTGGGCATTTCCGCAAAGGCAAAGGTTATTACCACGGTATATGACACCCTGGCTGAGAAGTATGTATCCATTACCCTCGGCTCGGCAAAGGCTAATCTGCTGAGTACCGTCTCCTCTACGGAAGCTGCCGTAGAGGAAGTTGTCTCCCAGGTGGATCGCTTTCCAACCTTGATGAACTCCGCTATCAAAAACGCCACTGGGCTTATTACCGGACAGACCGGGGGCTATGTGGTTATCCACACCGCCGATGATACCGGTCAGCCCTATGAATTGCTCATCCTGGATGCCCCGTCCGTTGAGGAGGCAGTGAATGTGTGGCGTTGGAATGTGGGAGGTTTGGGCTTCAGCAGCAACGGCTACAACGGTCCCTACGAGACAGCTATCACCGCCGACGGGCAGATTGTAGCCAACTTTATCACTTCCGGCACGCTGGTTGCCAACATCATCAAAGCCGGTGTCCTGCAGTCCCAGGACGGCTCGTCTTATTGGGATCTGGAGACCGGTGAAGTGGTGTTGCGTGCTTATGCGACCTCGGAAGAGGTGCAGGAGCAGAGCGACCGGATCACCGGGATTGAGGAGCAGAAAATGTACCGACTGGTGATTTCCAGTACCCACGGTAACATTTTCAAAAACGGCAATATCAAAACCACACTATACGCCACCGTCTTTTCCTGGGACGAGAACATCACAGATACTCTCGATGAAAATCAGTTTATTTGGACTCGTGTATCGGATGACCCGGTTGCGGATGCTGCTTGGAACGCAGCACATTTTGGCGGTTCAAAAACCGTCGATATCACCGCAGAGGATGTGGATATCCAAGCCACTTTCTTTTGCGATTTGATAGACACTACCACAAGAAAAAGCCTACTCGGCTAATTTAGGAGGTTTTATATGAGCAAAGCACAAGGCCAATTTACTATTGTTGACTACAATGACGCATTGACCCTTACGGGTTACATTGGCTCCAATCTGGCGAAAACCCAGATGTATAACCCGGACAACGACACCTATACCCCCAACTGGGCATCCACCAACCTGGTACTGACCCCCAGTCTGTATGTCATCGGCACTACCACGGATCAGATTACTTCCAGCAGCGTGACCTCCGTGAAGTGGTACATTGGTAGCTCCAGCACCGCCATTACCTCTTCCGGTAACTATGCCCTGTCCGGCACAAAGAGCCACATCCTCACGGTGAAGGGCAATGTGATGGCCGGTCAGCCCGGTATCGACTACCGCTGTGTGATTACCTACAAGGACGCTTCTACCGGCCTGTCCATTACCCATCCGCTGACTATTTCCTTCAGCCGGGTGGTCAATGGCTCCGGCATTACGGATCTGCTGGTTACCACGCCCTCTGGTAATGTGTTCAAAAACAATGAGGTGGCAACACTGACTGCCAAGGCGGAACTGTGGCGCGGCAGCACGGTGGACATCACCAATGTCACCTACAAGTGGGCCATTATGGATTCTACCGTTACCGCTACCACTTCTTCCGGCTACGATGCCGACTTCGGCACTGGCTGGCGTAAGCTGTCGGACACCACCGGTATGTACTCCGGCACTACCACTTCCACCATTACCATCTATGCGGCAGCGGTAGATAGCTATGCTGTATTTCGCTGTGTTGCCACAGACTCCGATTCCAGTTCCAACACCTACAACAGTAAGTTTACGGATGTGGCCACCTTTATCGATAACTCCGACCCCATCCAGGTGGTGATTACCTCCACTGGCGGAGATGTCTTTAAAAACGGCCAAGGCTCTACCGTGCTGACGGCTGTGGTTTACCAGGCAGGCACAGAGATCGACAGCGAGGGCAAGGGCACTTATACCTGGACCAAATACAACAAGGATGGCGCAATTGACACCTCTTGGGGTACTTCCGGCAGCAAGACCGGTAAAACGCTGTCCGTATCCAATACGGATGTAGATACCAAGGCTACCTTTATGGTGACTGTAACTCTGTAAGGAGGTTTTCTTATGCGGGGCGTTGCTCAAATTACAATCACAAATATATGCGATGTTATTACAGCTGACATTGCCCCGGAAAATCCGTATGTGGGTATGCTGTGGGTGAACACAGCAATCTCACCCCCGGAGACGATGGTGTGGGATGGCACGAACTGGGTTGTCCAGAATGGCATTGAGGAACTCAGGCAAACCGTGTCCACCCACACCACTCGTTTTGGAGAATTCCAAAGTTCCATTGATGGTATGAACAGCTATGTTTCCAACCTAACGGAAACGGTGGAAACTATCACCACCGACCTGGGCGAAGAGCAGAGCAAGGTGCTGGAAATGCAGGAGCAGGTTTCCGAGTTGCAACACACCGTGGATGGGCTGTCCGTTACTGTCCAAGAGCAGTTTGCCGGTGGTATCAACTATGTGCAGAATTCTGCTGGCTTGAACGGCATCACGGATGACTGGGTTCTTACCGGAACGGTCTCCACGGATAGCTCCACAGATGTGCAGAATAATACCACTTCGGACTCCTGCTTTGTGTTGGGAGCAAGCTCCACACTGAAGCAGACCATTACGGGTGTGATAACCGGCACCTCTTATGCTGTTTCTGTCCGGGCAAAAAAGACTGGGGCAAGCTACAGTTCTTATGTGCGGGTGCAGTATAACGGAAATAAATATCTATATCTGTTCAACACAACCTCCACCTTTGGGTGGGAGGAATTCCACGGGGTTATCCCGGATGTACAAGACAGCACCCTCATTCTGTATATCTATAACCGAATCGCCAGCTTGTATGTTTCTGACATCATCATTGCAGAAGGCAGCACCATTCATAAATGGACGCCGGCACCAAACGAAATCTACACCACAGAGGTAAAAATCGACCGCCGGGGCATCGAGGTTTCCAATGCCGATTCTGCCCAACGGACGGTCATTAACAACACAGAATTCTCCGGTTACTACAACGAGGAGAAAATCTTTACGCTGAATAAAGATGAAACTATCACAAAGAAAACCACCGTGGATGGTGAACTCACGGTGGGCAGAACCAAGTTTGTGCCGATGCCAACCGCATCGGAGGGCTTGAATATCGTTATTCTGGACTAAGGAGGTAAGGCTATGGCAACAGGAAAATCCAGCTCATTTGAAATAGCCGGTACCAAAGGTGTAACCGGCAAAATATTCTGGTCTGAAACCTACGATACAAGGACAAATACATCGGTCGTAACCATTACAAACTTACAATTTAAGAATTCCAACTGGTATGGCTTTACTTACTATCTCAATGGTATGCTGTCCATTAATGGCACAACAGTAATAACATTTTCATCCATACTCGGCTCTCACAGCGTGCGCCCTAGTGCGTTGAATACTTACTGTTCGGTCAGTGCCAACGGTGATTATGCCGGCGCTCCTTGGGGAGCTGTAACTGCTAACCACAGTGCTGACGGCACAGGAACTTGCCCTATTGCAGTTGATGTTACCGGCATACAGGTCAACGACCAAGGCGGTAGTGGATGGAAAGTATCGGGTACAACGAATATAACCCTTACGAATATTGACCGGACAGCCCCCACCATCTCTTGCTCCATTTCCAATATCACGGCGGATGGTTTCAAGATAACGGCCAACTCCTCTGCCAATGTGGATCTGTGGAGCTATAGCCTTGACGATGGCATTACAGGCAATGATTTCTCAACCACTGCCAATACCTCCGCTTCAACAACAGTAACCGGGCTAACCCCCAATACGACCTATGCGGTGCGCGTAGCTGCTCGAAAAACAAGCAACTATGTCTATGGCGAATCTAGCTCCATCTCGGTAAAAACCCTTGGTGGTGCGGCATTAAACAGCGTATCCACCGTAACGGCAGATAACGCAACGGTTACGATTACGCTCAATGTTACTGTTTACGAACCTTCCTACACCCACACGCTTGCCTTAACCTATGGCGGAACAACTCATCTGACCATTACGGGTATCAGTGGCTGGGCAAAGGGAACGGCCAACAGGACGATCACCCTTACTGCGGCACAAAGGACAACCCTTCTGTCCACGATGGCTTCTATCAAGTCCTTTGATATGAACTTTGATTTGAAGACCTTTAGTGGCTCCACGCAGATCGGCAACACCTCCACGCAAAAGGCAACCGTACAAACCACGGAAGCCAACTCCGGTCCTTCTATGGGAGCGTTTTCTTTTTGCGATAGTAGAAGCGCAACGGTGAATGTAACCGGCAATGACCAGTATTTCATCCAAGGACACTCCTATCTGCAAGTGACACCTGCCCAAGCAACGGCACGAAACAGTGCGTCCATTGTTTCCTATGCTGCCACCTGCAATGGTGTTACTGCCTCAAATACCACCGGTGCAGCCATAGACCTAGGAGCGATTGCCAAAGCCGGCACCTTGGAAGTGGTGGTTACCGCTACAGACTCCAGGGGATATACGGTCAGCTACACCCAAAATGTCACCGTTTTGGCTTATGCGAAGCCGAAAATCAAGGAAATAACCCTGCGTAGAACCAATGATATCGAAGCGGAAATGCAGCTGATTTTTAACGGCAGTATTTCCTCAATCAAGCCTTCCACAACGGAAAACAACAGCCTGTTATACCTTCGTTATCGGTACAAGCCAACGAGTGAGACGAGCTATGGTTCTTACACCAGCATCTTGGCAAGCACCACCGAAAGCGGTGTTAATTTCAGCTTTTCCAATTTGGAGCTATGCTCATTGGACTCCAACACCTCTTATGACTTCCATCTGCAGGTGCGAGATCAGCTGAATTCGCTGTCGTCTTTGGATCTGTACTATGTTATTCCCCAAGGCACACCATTGGTGGCATTGCGGAAAAAGAAGGTGGGCATCAACACACCCAATCCGGAAGCGGCACTTCACGTGGTGGGTGACACCATCCTAGATGGGGCTGTGGAAGTGACCGGCGCGGTGGCTGCAACATCTCTGTCCGGCACACTGCCGGTAGCGAATGTCTCCGGCACTCTGCCGATCAGCAAGGGTGGTACAGGTGCGACTACGGCGGCCAATGCTGCTAAGGCTATTGTTAATGGGCAAGCCATCACGCCTAAGAGCATTAGCACAACCGGAAGCCAATATTGGACGGATGGTGCGTATGGTTTACATCTCAACAACAGCGATATTATAGGCATTAACGGCTTGTATTTTCCGGATGCGGTAGACTCTGCTGGTGAGGGTATTAACTTCTATCGGAGCAGTACTGCTTTTGATAGATTGTATTCCCATTCCGGGACGCTCTATTATGCTCCCAATGTTGGCAAGGATACCCATCCAGGAACAAGATACACAGTATATCATTCCGGTGGTGTGACCATCCCTGTTTCCAAGGGTGGCACGGGTGCAACAGCTGCGGCGGCCGCCCGGACGAACCTTGGCGTTTCCGTCACTTCGTTGTATAGCGGTAGCTTGAGCAGTGGCAGCACCACCTTCAATTACGGCAATTACAACTTCTATGTCATTATTGCAAAGCCGAAATCCACCGCCGGTCTTATTTCCGTCACCGTCCCCAAAGCAGCAATTACAACAACGGCTACGAAATACCAGGTGGCGGATGAAACCAACTATCTAACCTTCAACCTTTCGTATTCCGGAACGACAGTGACCCTTGCCTACGGCGGCTCAAGTTATGCCGGTGTAATTACGAAGGTTTACGGCATCAACTAAGGAGGCATTATGCAGGTATTACTGAACGAGCAAGGCTACATTTCAAGCTTTGCGTTTATTGGAAATATGCCGGATGCCATAGACGCTCCGGAGCCGGCAGACTCTATGCACTTTGCGGAGCATTATTCCGCCTACAAGCTCATTGACGGGCAACTAACCTTTGATGCAGAACAAGATAAAGCACTCCAAAACGATGCGGTACTGGACGACTTCCGGGTACGCAGAGAGAGGGAGTGCTTTTCTATTATCAATCGTGGTCAGCTGTGGTACGACAATCTGTCAGCAACCCAGCGGGCAGAACTTCAAGAGTGGTATGCCGCATGGTTGGCGGTTACAGATACACTCGTTGTCCCGGAGAAGCCGGAATGGATTACTTGAGGAAGGAGGAAACGGCTATGGATCTCACTGCATTGGCGGCAACGATTACTGCACTGGGCGTTGTGTTCGGTGCGATTTTTGCTGTCCACAAATGGTTTCTGAAACAGGAGAAACAGGACAAGGACATTAAGGCTATCAAAGAGGAGCAGACCGTATTGGTACACGGTGTCTTGGCTTGTCTTATGGGCCTAAAAGAACAAGGCTGTAACGGACCTGTGACGGATGCCATTAACCAACTGGAAAAGCACATCAACAAACAAGCTCACAAATAAGGAGGAACTTTCACTATGACTGACTTTACTACTATCCCTGCACTGGTTGCCATCGTGTACACCATTATTGACGTTACCAAGACTGCCCTGGGTGGTACCGGGAAGTTCACCCGTTTCATCCCTCTGATTGCTTGCCTGCTCGGCGGCATCTGCGGTGTGGTGGCGTTCTATCTCGTTCCCGGCACTATGGGTACGGAGAACCTGCTCGTAGCCATTGTCATCGGTGCGGCAAGCGGTCTGTCTGCCACCGGCACCAACCAGGTGGCAAAGCAGCTCACCAAGACCACGAAGGAGGTAACTGATAATGAATCTGCGTAAACTAATATTTACCGAAAACGCCTGTTATAAAGCAGGCAAGAAAATTACAGTCAAGGGCATTATGGTGCATTCCACCGGTGCCAACAATCCCAACCTTCGTCGGTATGTTGGTCCCGATGATGGTCTGCTGGGCGAAAATCAGTACAATAATCACTGGAACACCTACCATCCCGGTGGCAGAGAGGTGTGCGTCCACGGCTTTATTGGCAAGCTGAAGGACGGCACGATTGCCACGTATCAGACCCTTCCTTGGGATCACCGGGGCTGGCACGCTGGTGGCAAAGCAAACAACACCCATATCGGTTTTGAGATCTGCGAGGACGGCCTTTCTGATGCTACTTACTTCGGTAAGGTGTATCAGGAGGCCGTCGAGCTTTGCGCCTACCTCTGCAAACTGTACGGGCTGACCGAGAAAAACATCATCTGCCACAGTGAGGGCTACCGCCAGGGTGTTGCTTCCAATCACGGTGATGTAATGCACTGGTTCCCCAAACACGGCAAGTCGATGGATACCTTCCGTGAGGCTGTCAAAGCCCTTCTGTCCGCCGAGGAAAAGGAGGAGGAAGTTGCTCCCAGCAAGCCCGAACCCACCGTTAAACCGACCACCTATCCCGAGAAGCTGACCGAGGGCTACTACCGGGTGCGGAAGTCCTGGAAGGACAGCAAGTCGCAGATCGGCGCTTACCGCATCCTTGCCAACGCAAAGAATGCTGCGGACAAAAACCCCGGCACCTTTGTCTTCACCAACGAGGGCGTTGCCATCTATCCCGTGGAGCAGACCAAGGAGGAAACATACCGGGTACATACCGTGGTCAAGGGTGATACCCTTTGGGACATTTCCAAGAAGTACCTGGGCAACGGCTCCCGGTATCCGGAGATCAAGGAACTCAATGGGCTGAAATCCAACACCATCTACTCCGGCTGGAAACTGAAAATCCCTAACTAACACAATGCCCATCGAGGAGAAAAATCTCTTCGATGGGCATTATTTTTATTCTTCAACTATCGAGCAATGAAGCAACATTGGTTCTTCGTGAAGAGGACTGTATTTACCTACCACGCGCACGGTCGTACCGTTGATATTGCTGGGATACTCGTCAAACAGTAGCGTTACTCCCCAGTCAATTGTTTTGTCTTTGAAGACTTCTTCTGATTCGTAGATCTTGCAGGTCCAGTAGTCGTCATTCTCAGTTATAGAACCAATAAAACCCGTAATTTCAAAGTAAGTGTTGTGGATTGTTTTGCTCATTTCGCAGTATTCTTCAACACTTAGATAATCAATATCCTCTGTTGCTGTTGGGGATATATCCCTCAGTCTCACTCCATCCTCGCCATTTGGCAAGGCTTTTATATATACAAACGACTTCTCTTCGTAATCCGATTCATCAAAGTGATTATCCAAAACCTCAATGGTTGGATATGTAAGGGTATAATCAGAATCACCCAAAACAAATCCCCTTTGAAAATACAAATCATTAGGAACAACATAGCCGCAGATATAATATGGGTCTGCCAGCAAAAAATGATATACCCATAAAGTTTCAAAATCAGCGTCAATTACGCCACCCATTATTTCTAGTAATTCTTCTCTGGTTTCGATTTTTACTGTTTCCTCATTGTCTTCCTTGATGCCGGAACCAGTTTCACCACAAGCTGTCAACAAAGAAACAATCATTATAATAGCAAGAAACAAGCTAATTTTTCGCATAAACACACCTCGTTGAAAGCACATTTTGCCAACACTACTTCTGTGCCGTCTTTTAATATCTATTTTAGTATAGCATACGAGCAATCTTTTTTCCACAAAAATTATGCCGCTATGCCACTATGAACTTTATGTCCCTTTTATTGGACTAATGACCTGCTATTATAATGCCATAAAGAACACCAAATAGAAACTGGAGGTAATTCATATGGCATTTAAGATTAGTGGTTTTGGCAATTATGATGCTGAAAAGAGGGTTGCTCCCACCGTCCAGGAGAAAGAGGAGCAAGGGACTGTAGCCCGCAAGTCTGTGGTGCAGGTCCGTTTCCCCGGCAAGGGTATGGCACTGTCTTACTACAATGACCAGTTTGACTTGAAGGTTGGCGATCTGGTGTATGTGGATGGCAAGCTGGAAGGTCAGTTGGGCCGAGTTGTGGAACTCAACTACAACTTCAAAATCAAGGTTTCTGAATACAAGAAGGTTATCGCAGTCTGCAATACCGAGGTTCACGGTCAGTTCTTTATGGCCGGCTCCCATTTCGTCACCTTCGACCCCTACACACTGCCTGCGGAGCAGATTACTATGTGGTTCAAGGCCCCCTCCAAGGAAGAGGACGAATACGAAAGTGGTACGGATGACAGCACCTTCCGGCTGGACGACCTCAAGACTATGAATATTAACCCCACCATCGCAGAGCGTGGCCACGACTACTATATGGAAAACCGTGTGCGGTACATCAGCCTCAACGGCACCAAGGGATACGCTGTAGTCGAAGGCAGCGAGGGTTATGTTGTTGAATTTGAGTATGCCAACGGCGAGATTAGCAAGTTGGTGTGCGACTGCTTCTGTAGCTACAACTGCAAGCACGAATTCGCTGCGATGCTCCAGCTCCGGGAGACCCTTG